GCGTATTGTCTTGACATATTTTCTCCTTAATCGCTTGACGATTCTCTATAAACCATTGCAAGATCACCTGATCCGATTACTACCTCAGTCCACTTACCATAAATAGTACATCCTGATGGTATCTCTACAGTTGAAAGAGAATCCCATATATCTGTATCTGCGGAAGTTGCACTAACAGTTGTTGTATCGGTATCTAAGGCAGTAATTGCAACATAAGTATGAGCATTAACAGTTGCAGCAGCTACATAATCGCATCCACCAGCTCCTGTTAAAATACCCAACGATTCCATCGCTGGTCTGCTTCTTACATGAGCATTTGCCATTTACTTTTCCTTTTTCTTTGATTTCTTAGGCATTGGATTGCCTTTTTCATCGCATTCTTCAAATCTATCTTTAAAAGATTCTAAATCATGCTTACTTGGATCATATTCTACCATAAATCCGTTTGGTTTTTTAAAATATTTCATCTATTCCTCATTTCGATAGAGGCAGCCGAAGCTGCCCCCATCATCGATTGGTTATTTATGATACATCACTTAAGATATATACACCAAAGGCATCCTTGATTTCTACTTCTCCCCAGAAACCAGTCGCAATATATTCAGTTGTTCTGTTTGATGCGTTTCTTTCGGTTTCGAGTCTAAATAGACCTTCAGGGCCAACAGCCAGTCCAACAGCTCCTTTTGAGAAAGCGAATCCAGCAGCGTCTCCGCCTGAACCTACATTTTCATCAATTTGATCTGACCAATAAACGTCAAATCCAGCTATATTTCCAACCCAACCAGCAGCCAATGCTTCTTCACCTTTACTGCCCATTAAGGACATAGGTTTTGCAGTACCGCTACCAGTTACAGCTGCGTCATGCAGCAAGGAAATCATACCTTTTGATCCCCATACCTGTTTTGGACTCAAAACTAGGTTATATGGAAATGGTGCTCCAGCCGCTCTCATCTGTCTCATTGACCCGAAGGCATGAGAAAGAGCTAAACTTGATCCAGCACCACATTCCGTCTGTGAAAAGGTTTTTCCTAATTCTACCAGATCATCATCTAATTTAGCAGAAACGGCATTTCCGAGTATTTGACCTACATTGCCAGTCAGATCCTCCGCATTACCCATTCTAGCTAAATCACTTACGTCAGCACGAATTACATGCTCACTAATAGTAGCACTACGAGCAGCAGTTGTAATTGATGCTATACTAGAATGATCATCTCCATCTGTTGCAGCAGCCACGCTACTTGATGCGACTTTAGTATAGTCTGGAAATTGAACAGTTATTGCACCTTGAACGGCTTGTTTAGCCTGAACCAAAGGATACATTACGTTTGTATGATTGAAGGCGATTACAGCATCACCGATGATCTTACCTAGACCACCTTGTGCTACGCCAGTATCTGTTTCAGCCATAGCTTCAAACTCCTATAGTTTTACCATCCTATCAATATGCAAATATTTTACAATCGGCATAATCAAGTAAGGTTTGTTAAATTATTCATAAGGCTTCTTCAATTTACCTTCACCCCAACCACTAAAAACTCCAATGCTCTTTGGCTTCTTTCCTTTTTGAACTCTCTCACCACGTTCTTCATAAATATCAAGGTAGTCATCATAACTAACTTTCTTATTCTTATAAGTACATTCGATATCTTTACCTCCATCAACCTTGCGGTCTTGTAGGTCATTATCGGGATCGAGTTTATTCTTTAAAAGATTATTTGCCATATCCAACTTTTATTTTGCCAGATGTTTGAGCATTGTTTGCCTGTTCGTATCCTTTCGGATCAGCAACAGCCCATTCTTCAAAGGATGTAAATCCACCCATCGCTGATGGTTTAGCGTTGTCTGTTGAGGCTGGTTTTGGCCTCGTCTTTAAACGTTCTACATGAACTTCTAATTTTTCAAGTGGAAGTCCATTATAGATATCACGATCTGCTTCAGGCAATAACGATAGTAACGTATCTCTACGATTTGTCTGATAGTCATCAAAAGCTGCGGCTTTATTATTAGCCATATCCAGCTTACTCTTCATCTCTTTCATGATTGTTTCATATTCACCTTTAGATTCCAACTCTTTGAGTTTTCTATCTTCGGCTTCTTTTTCAATCGTCTGTTTTAAAGAATCAAGCTCATCTCTTAATGTGTTTTTAGCGTCATTGACTTCCTGAAATCGTGCATAAGGAACTCCATCGACTGGCTGTTTATCTTCGTTGTCAGTTTCAACGGCTGCCTCTTTAACGTCTAGGCTATCGACTTGTTGTTCTTCCATTTTTACCTCTTGTATGAGTTATCCTTTATCCAATGACAAAGGTCTTTGTTTCATTGGTCGCTTTTATATTGCGATCAATAGTTACATTAATTTGTTTATCAATAAATTTTTGAATACCTTTTGATACTGGTTTTGTATCGCTTGTTATTACTCTGTCTTTCATCTTAGCATTCCATTCAACTTTCTCTGCGTTTGTACCAGACCAGCCTATAATAACACCATCATTAGTTGCACTTCTTGTTTGCAAATTTCTTAACATATCACCAGTAAGCGTTAGGTTTGGCTTTGTACTTGTTGAAGATTGCCGCTTAAATTTTCCAGCTCTTTTAGCATCTGCATATTTTGTTGAATACTTATCAAAATTAGCATCATTAACATCTTTGCCTTTTTTCGTATGCACTTGAATACGATCTGCTACTTCATCACCCAACTTCTTCCAGAAAGATGCTTTCATTTTAGTTACGTCTTTTAATGACTTAGCCACGCTGCACCTGTTGTGTCTTTATTTCTTTTTTTGATGCTGTTAATTTTTTACTTACAGATGTTTCTCTTGCCCAACGATGTCGACAATTAAAACCTCCACCATCACCAAACGCACCAGGATAATCTGTTTCTATTTCTTCCCTTGTTAATGCTCCAGCACTAGCCATATCAAAACATATATCTCTTGTCCTATCATCTACTGGGCCTTGATATACATACTTCGCATCGGGTGGATCAAGCTCTGCCATTTCTAGCGTTACGTTTCTTTCAAATGTATTTAATGCAGTATTCGCTAAGGTTTGTGCTTGATCTGCTCTTAAAACACCCCCAGAACCCTTTAAAATACCTTCAGCTATACTTGCCTCACTTGCACCAGCTAAGATACCCCTAGCGGCTTCTGTTCGTATTGTGTTTCCCATAATACCAGCTTCTGCTGCAAACTTTGCTCGATCCATTCTAAGCAACGCGGTCAACGATTCATTTGATACAGCTCCTGTCATTTCCATACCAGCTAATACTTTTTCGTAAGACAACATTAGCTTATCTATATCTGCATTAAGGTTTAAGCGGTTTAATATCATATCTTCCATATCTAATGCTTGAAGTATTAATAACATTTCGTTCTTTGTATATCCTTGATTCTTTAAGTCAAGTATTTGATTCACTAATTCCCTTTGCACTTTTTCAACTGCTTTAGAAAATTGTATTGCTGCGTTATTTTTTAGATCAGGCAACTGGAGTCCTCAATGCGTCTAATAATGGAGAGCTAGGTTCTTTAGGTGCTTCTTCATTTGTTCCTAATTTCTCGGCTAATTCTTCATCACTTATATCTGGATTGAAATGACGTATAATATCCTCTTGGTCTATGATACCCATTTCCTGTTTAATCTTGAGAACTTCTAATTGGTCTTTCTCACTTAAGGGGTAATTCACTTCTCCATAGTCCACCGAATAATCTTCAGATAAATTTTTACCAGTATGTACCTCAATAATCTTGCGATCAATTTCATATCTTGAAGCCTCCCATTCTCGCCACATAGGAATATCACTTTGACGTGATTCTAAATTCTCTACATCTTGTATTGCTAATGCGATCCCTGATTGTACTTGCCCAGCATCACCCCATTTAATCTGCAAGGAATGGTTCTGAGCAGTAATAGATAGCATTGCTTTAATTGATTCAATCATTGCTGGAATACTTCCGCTAGGGCTTACATAATTAAATGATGCACCTTCTGGTAGTATAATAGCACGATCTATTCCTGATCTTATTTGTGATTGTGCTTCATGTACTCCACTAATTACTGGTTGGCCTAACGAAAAGCGAACACCTAAAGCGATCTCAGTCATAGCAATCCCAGCATGAACAGCAGCTCTTGTTACATCGGAAGCATCACCGCTATTGAATAATCTACTAATAGGTAATATATCGTAAGGGTTTGTTCCATCTCCTCCTGGTATGTTGATTGCTTTACCAGCTTGATCGTATAAGAAATGCAGACCTTTTTCTCCATCTCTTGATTCAGACCAAAATACGAACTGTCTTTTATGACCTATCTTCTCGACTTCATAAGTATAAGCGAATGGTTCGGATTCTCCTTGGACAAAGTATTCCTTCACGAATGGAAGAATATCATATTCTACACGCTGCCTTCTATCATTCCATTTAGAACGCAAATGACAACCGCCTAATAACCATGCTATCTCTCCGAACTCACGCATCCTTGAATTAAGATGATGTGTCATTTCTCGATAATCTTGTGAATCTTCTCCGCCTATATAGCGTTTGATTTCATTCTTTAATAAGAGCATTCTAGCTCTTGCAAATCTTGGTACTAATCGCATAGGAAACATTGGTACTTGGCTTAGACTCTCGCCAGGAAACCATTGCTCCAAATGCGTATCTAAATTCCTATTATAATAAAAGTCTAAAGCAGTTGCTTTCTTTGCATTCTCTTTAGATTGTAAATTTTCCCTAGCTCTGCGTATTGATTCTAATACAAGCTGTTCGCTGTATTCGGGTATTACTACTGTATTAACTGATTTCATGCTTTATACATCCAATTCTCAAAATATTGCGACCATTGCCTCCCGAAATTCTGTTCTATTTGTCTTTGTAATTCTTGCTCGTGCTTCTTGTTTGCCCTATACCCAATTATCCACATAATAATAAATACGACATTAAAGGTCGCACTCAATCCTAATAAGAACTCTACCATTGTACGGATGTTCCCAGCTGTTTAACGATTGGCCACTTATATGCGATTAAATAACTACAAGCATCTAGTGCGTGGCTAAGAGAATCGTCAGATCGCTTATCTAATGATCCTGTTTTATCTCTTTGGCATTGTTCTAAGTCTTTAATTAAATACAAACACTTAGGATCAACTGTCATGCTTATCTTTCCGTTAGCATCTTTTAGCTTACGATTTAAAGCGTTTAATCTATCCTTTACTGGAGGGTTTGCTTTCCTGGCTATAATACGAAAGCCGAAATCTCTTAGTATTTGATGATCTGATTTACCTGTTGTAGATCGTGCCGAACCAGCACTATCAGGAAATATCGTATTAACTTCTGGCCATCTTCTTTTAATCTCTCTAGCCATTTCTTCTGTATTAGAGTTAGTAAGTCGTATCTCATCAGCATAATGAATTGTTTGATTTGTATACTCATAGACCTTAACCGCAGTCATCCAATCTACATTGAAGTCCATTCCGCAGTATACTTTAGGCGATGATTCGGCATCACTCTTTGAATGAATATTTCTATCAAAGTTATATGCAGCTCTATTCTGTACTGTTTCAAAGGTTGCTTCGAACTCCTGGCTGAATGTTCTCGCATCCATATTTTCTTTAGCTAATGCAATTTCTTCTGCATCAACATAACCATGCTCTATTGTTTTAAACTGCCAGGACTTCCAATTAGGATTACCACCTTGACCTCTTAAAAATATATCATGGAAGTGATTATATCCAGAAGGAGTGCCGACAAATAAGGCCCTTCCTTTACTGGTTGCCAACATAGGCATAACAATTTCCTCGAATACCTTTGGCTTCATATAAGCGTATTCGTCTAAGACTACAGCGTTGCTGCCGTTCATACCTAGCGTTACACCTCTAAGCGAATCTTCATTATCCGCCCCTTTAAGTTCAAACGTCGCTCCATTCAGAGTTATCGACAATTCGGACTCGTTTACCTTTGCTTGTGGATATGTCTTGAAAAAAATCTTCATCATAGGCCACATAACTAGTTTCGCTTGACGATAAGTCGGAAAAATAACCCAGCGGCGTTCCATTTGGTGTATTGTTCCATCCAATAACCATATCAACGCTAGGGAGCTTTTCCCCCACCTTCTTCCGCTTACCAGACATAAGTATTTATTCCTTGCATCTAAAATTTCCCTTCTTATTGCATCTATTTCCATTCATCGTTCTATCAACTTGAATGGCTCTAATCTTGTTGTTTGATCAATTCTTTCTAATGCTTTGCCCTCTGTTCTGTCAGCAATAAATTCTACAGCCCATCGTTCAGGTCTAGGCCCTGTAGCTAAAGCATATACTTTTCGTAGCATCTTTTCTTTCATTGTTTCACCTGATTCATCTGCTGTACTGCTCTTAGCATTTAATATGTCTGCGATAGCAAACCCTTTCTTTGGTCTACCATTAGGATTACCTGATTGTCCTTTTTTAAAAGGTTTTCCTGGTACTTTCTTGCTGTTATTCTGCTGTTTATCAGCACTACTCATCAACTTCTACCATACCTACAGATAAAGGTTTATTTATTAAATCAAATAGTTGTTTTACTTTGGGTGAATCAATCTCGTATACGTCTAGCTCTATTCGCCATACGTGAGATGTTTTAAGATTCTTTAAGCCGACAAGTTCAGCCATTAATGCAATCCCTTTATTCATTTAGATCATAAGGCCCCATAATCATTTAATGCTTTTCTGTCTTTCGGCAGATTCCACGACTGTTTTACCAGTCACTCCGAGTAGGGTAGCATTTAACCCTTCTATAAATACAAGAAAAAGACTACAAAATAGGGGTGTTTTTTCTGCTAACTGAAGATATTGTTAGACTTAGTCAACTACAAATTTTTTTATTTTATATATGTAATTTTATTATATTGCTGTTTAATAATGTGCTTTCTACAAGTGCAAGATCGTGTTTCTTTGCAAGTGTTTGAAGGGTAAATTAATATAATATGTTTTTCTTTTGTGCGAAAGTGTTCTGTTTTAATTGTTAATAATTTTCGCTTTGGTTGATCTGGCGATCTTGGTTTATTATAATTTACTGATATAGATTTATGTTTTATATCTGATGTGTCTTCGTATAATAATCTATAAGAACTAGACATTCTCATAAATACATCAACAGCTGGAGTGTTATATTTCATTAATCATTAAAATAGATAATTTCTCCATTGCTCTATCTAAATACGTTTTTGCAGCTGTTTCTGATATGCCGAAGTCGTAAGCGATTTGCTTAAAGTCGTGTATCTCTAAATTATAATACGCATCGAATATTTCATTTTCACGTTTAGAGAATTTTCGTTCAGATTTTCTACCAGCCAGGAACGCTTCCATTAATTCATTCTGACGTTCCTTCTTATTAATCTGATCTAAATATAAATCCTCGCCCTTTCCGCACATTGGACATGGTTGTTTCATAATTACCTCTGGTATGTGTGAGAGTTAATCCCATAATTTCTTTTTCTTTCGCCTTTTTTTGCTTTTCTATTCGGCATTAAAACATTTCTTGTTGTATTGTTGTTTTATAACTAGCGTCATAATTAATATTTTTTTCTTTTGGATATTTTAATATTTTATATTTCAACTTCAACTCTCTCAACCATTCTTTTTTATTTTTTCTTGATCCTATAAAATAAAAATATCTATGCTTATAGGTGCCTTTCATTTTTTTCCATTTCAAGAAATTTGCAATTTCATCTCTATTTAAATTTGGCATTTTTAATCTATAATCAGACATAATTCTACTATGTATCATTTTTCCTTCAGCATTTAAATAATAATCAACTCCTCCGCCTAATCCCGTATAAAGCCAGTTTGTGGCTTGATAAATATAGCCACAATGATTTTGTCCTTGATCTGCATAACTAATCAATGATAGATTTTTAGGTAATAAACTAAAAGTTTTAGAAACAAAATGACTTAAAGAGTTTTTCTTTAATTCTTCATTAACACACAATCTTGTCAATTCAATCATTTTAAAAGATCCTAACATATTATTATGATTATTGGCCGGTGTGCCGTAACAACAAACACCACACAATTCTTTGTTTTCAAACAATCCAAAAGAGTACATTATAGCAGGAATTGATTTTGCATAATGCTTATAAGTCAACCACTCATGCGTTAATTTTTTTTCAATACTTGAAACTTTAAAAACTTGAGCGGATCGTTGGAACTGCCCCAACCTTTCCTGAATGGTATTCAAGCGTTTCTCTCTTGAAACTTGATCCGCATTGTGCTGTATATAATTAAATGGGAGCAATCACTTAAAGCCAACAAAGTAAAACAATACACAAATCTAGTTAGTTTATATATTCCCCAACTAGTTTTATTGTTATTATTTACAACCGCTCCCATTATTTCTTTTTCTTTGGACATTTCGTCATATATTTAATTCTGTTTTCACCTGACTTCTGACCGCAATACATCGTTGCTTTCCATATTGTGCATAGTCCGCATCCTCTTTTCACTATCGGGC